TATGTGTTTCAGAATAGGTAGGACTTCTACCACCTGTAAAATTAAATGCTGTTACTCTTACAGTTAAAGTTCCAACCCTTAAACTTTTAAGAGTAGCATTAGGTGACGTTGTTATTATTTGTTGGAAATTATCGTTATCAATTTTATATTCAACAAAATATTGCACTGTTCTAAGTCCATCATGCGTCCAACTAATATCAGTACCAATGAGAACAGTTGCACCTGATTGATAGTAAAAAGTGGTAAATGCAATATCTGTTACAGCGTTAGGGGCTGCACCTATTGGATTAGGTGTAGGTGTAGTAACTATGGGAACATCAGCCCTTGCGTAAATAGATCCATCATATTGAATTGCAGTAACAGAAAATGTTTGATCCTCCTCCTCAGTAACCCTTAAAATTCTAAACTTTTCTAATGTTATGTTATCTGTTTCTATTGCATAAAAACCTCCAGAACTAGGGACTTGTGAAAAGTTAGAACTTACCGTAAATTTTTTTCTTGTAGTATCCTCTCCACCTGAGGCTGTAGTAGGTGATGCAATCGCAGAAACTGTTTTTTGTTGTAATAAACCATTGCCTAAAACAACTATAATTTTTGGGTTTTGTGCCAAAGTAATAGTTCCAATATCCTCTGTGCTATCAACAGTTATAGAATTTAGTGTTGCTTCATGAATACGACCACCTCTACGAGAAATAGTTTTTAATGGATCTGCAACAGATACAACCATACCTGGAGAAAGAATCACTCCAGCATCTTGAGATACTGTAAAACTTACGGTTTGTGTTAAATATCTTTCAGTTTCTAATATCCATCTACCTAGTCTTTGCGCTTGTCCCTGAGAATAGCAACCAATACTTCTAACTTCCTTATGATTTACACCATATACTCTTACAGCATCAGCATCTTCTACTCTTTCAAAAAGCACCTCACCTAACATGTCGTAGCTCTGGTAAGCCACAGTAACACAGGTATGCCTTGATTTTAAAGAAGTGCCATTATATTCAAAAAACCCATCAACAACCATACTTGAATTGATGACGTATGTAGAATCAGTTGGTTTATCCTGTTTTACAACAAAACTTCCAGCAGTAAAATATGCAAGTCCTCTAAAAACATTTGTAAGTTCTTTAATAACTGTAAAAACTTCTTTCCTAGTATTGAGAACACAATTTAGTGAAAACCTTGGCTCCTGTCCTCCTTTTCCATCGCTCACCAACTCATTGCAATATTGAGAGATCGCAAAAAAATCAAATTTATCTAAATGAGAATCTGGTATTGAACATCCGTACCTAGTATTTTTTAAAAGATCATATAAACACCATGCGGGATCGTTTGTCCATGTAGCAGCAACTAAAGTACCATCAAATAAACCAGCATATGTGATACGGCCAAGATGAGTTGTCGTATCAACAGAGGCATTATGAGGAATTTGGACTTTGATACCTCTAATTAAAAAGCGTCTTTCTGGAATACTATTGAAATTTTGTGCATTAAATTCTAAAAAATGAATAGCACTGTTGGGGTATCTTAAAACTTCATCAATGATTGTTGTAAAACTTGTCCAATTCAAACTGTTCTGACGTTTTGCACTTGTTTCATCTACGCTTGTTCTTGTTAACCTTATATCTACAGGAAATGATGCACCTGCAAGCGAAACATTATAAGTTCGTGAATATGGATTGCTTGTTTTTCCACTTATAGTTTCTTGAGAATAAACGAAATAACCGCCACCATTAAACTGCAAAGATATGCTGAAACTTACAGAATGTCCAACAATGTCACCATCAGCTTCAATTATTTGCAAAGTAGGAATTTGAACAGTTATCGAAACCCTATCAATATCACTATTAGTTACTGTTCGTGTTATTGGGCCTCCTGACTGAGTAACAGCAACACCTACAGCAGTGGTCGCTTCTAAAGTTCCAGATTCTATAAGAATTGCAGTTTGGTTTTGTGTTCCTAATCTAAAATCTCTGGCAAATCCTGAAAAATTACTTAATGAAGTTTTTTCTAAAAAAACATCTTCATATTGGTCAATTTCTCCCTCTGAGACAAGATCCAACACTCTAGCAAATTGTGTGCTTGATAAAGTGTCAGGTGCTTCAGTAGGGGTTCTATCCCCTCCTCCTTTCTTACTACCTCTAATAATTATTTTATCTTCTGTCATTTTTAACCTCCTGGAGGTAATACTATAGGTTCAGAATTAAGACCCGCACTAATAACCACACTTCCAGTTACAACACGACCATAGCAAATTGGTACTGGCAAACCTTGTTCAGCAACGTTTACAATCCCACTAAAACTAAAAGATTGTAATTTTGAAGCTTCATTAAAACTTGGTGGTGCTGGACTAAGTAATTGACTAATTCCACCCAAAACTAAAGAAGTTCCAATATAACCTAAAGCTTTTGAACCAGCAGCCCCAAGTAATCCGCTACCTGTACTACCTAAAAAACCAGTCCCTGTTCCTAATGCTGGGGCAGCAAAAACAGCCAAACCAATAAGTAAAGCTCCAGCCAATATCTGACCCATACCTCTACCAGCACCTTTAATCACAGGAGCTATGTGCATTACATCTCTTTCTGACCAAGGCTCTATCATCGGTTTTAAATTAGTTTTATAAATTTTTTGTTTGCCTACTGTTATTTTAAATCCATTTCCTTGCTCATCATTACTTAAAAACCAATTTGCTAAATCTGGAAAGTTTACACACAAAGCTTTGATTGCGTGAGAAGGATTATCAACCTCTAATTCAAATGTTGATTGACCTAATTTTTTTTTTAATTCACCATAAACTTTAATAATTTTCATAATGACTTGTGCCTAGCTGCAAAAGCAATGTTTTTTATATAATACTCTCCTAAAATATCTCTGCTACTCAATCGACCTTGAACATGATGTAAAACTTGTTGATCTCCTAAATAAATTGCAGCGTGATTTGGCAGATTTGCCTCTAAGTGCATAAATAATAAATCATGTTTTTTTATTTCATCTAAAGGAACTTTAATAAAACCTTCTTTCATAAAATTATCTTCATACAAACTTTGACCTTTTTTCCAAAACTCATCAGCCCTATAATAATCACGCAGTTGTAAATTAAACTCTTTTTTAAAGTAATCTCTAACTAGGGTATAGCAATCAATAATTCCAAATTGAAATTTTCTACCAACATATGGTAATTCAAATCCAGATGGTTCATAATAACCCCATCTTTCTGTTTGTGGATTGACTATATACCAAGGAACTCCAGACTTTTCACAAGCGACTTTATCACCATCACTAGGAATAGGTGGTTCATATGGATGTGAATGTGCTACTCCTACAATTTCACCTTCATCTTCTGCCTTTATATAATCATCACTTGACAATACAAACGTATGTTTTGGAAGTTCTGCTATGTTTTTGCATCTTATGTATTTTATTCTGCCTTTTCTGATAATAATTAAACCACAACATTCTTTAGGTGTTTCCTCTTTTGCATGATCTAATATTTGCTTTTTAATATCTGCTGTAAGATTCATTTAACTAAACCAATACTAGGAAATGACCCATAGGGTAAAGGAGCAAACTGACCAAATCTAGCTTTGCAAGAAGTTAGTCTTTTTCCGCATACATCTTGTGCAGCACTACCAACGGCTTGATCGTTTATATTAAAATAACTAGTACCTGTGTAACTACATTCTGAACTCCTGTAAACCCACTGACAAATATTAGATACACATTGTCTCTTAGGTAGCATTTCACCTTGTTTATCAACAGGCATTACCAATTCAAATTGAACTATATCTCTATTTTCAGATACTTTTCGATCAATACTAAAAGTTTGATCTGCATATCTAGCATTTGGATCAGCATCAGGTTGTCCATCTAGATATTTTCTCAGTGTTTGTATTCTTCTAACAGTTGTTCCAGTAAGATCATTACCATTAAAAAGTGCAGTTTGACTTGGATTTGTAGCACGCTGTACATTGTTTACAGTTTTAATTAATGCTGTAATTGCACCATCCAAGTTAGCAACAGTAAGCGTTGGTCTAGGTAGAGTTCCTTGGGTTGTCATTTCAAAACCTTCACTTTTTATTGGTATTGCTGTGTAAGTGTTACTGTTAAAAACTATATTTCCAGTAAATCCTTCATTTAATCCATTATGAAAATAATATTTTGTTACACCTAAAGCAGTTGCTACCTCGCTGACAAATTCAAGTTCAAATAATTCAATAATTTTATCAGGAGCAAAACTATTTAAATCTTCAAAAACACTGCTTATAGCAGTCCAAACAACAGTATTGTCATCTACTGTAGAACCTATATCTGTCCCAAAAGGCGGTTCAGAACTTCCTGTAGTGCCTGCTGTGGTACATTCAAAAACAAGACCAGTAGGTACAATGCCAGAGGCGGATCTTACAACAGTTCCGAGAGTAACAACTGTATTTGCAGTCCACGCAGAATAAGCCATTATGTTTCAAATACCTCCCTAAATGTACATTGAATAATTGCACGATTTAAATATGGAATACTTTTACTGAAACTGTCACAAACAAATTTACGCTGCCCAGACATTGTTAAATCTACGTTTCCACTTGTCGTTCCACTTGCACTTGTAATCACAGTAAGAGTGTTTTGGTTTACAGAAGAAGTAATAATATAGTCGCCATCAGCAGCCGAACCACTCGTAAAATCTAATGTTACTTTATCTCCAATAGCTACACCATGATTTGTAATTGTAATTGTAACTGTGGTTCCTGATCTTGAATAAGTACCTGTTTTAGAAATGCCTTCACCTGGAGGTGTAAAATTAAAACTTTCATTATCAGAAGCTCTACTGTTTAAAAAAGCTTCTATAACATCAGAATCCGTTTCTGATACATTAAATTCTAAACTATAAGTTTTAGGATTTTGATTAATACCAAAAGTTAATCTTTGCTCAAATCCATCGCCAAAAACAACAGTACGAACTCTTGGTGCTGTATTTTTTGAAAAGCTATAAGTTGGTGTGATACTTGGAAAGGTTGCCATAATTATGCCCTAGATAAAAGCCCTCCAGCTCTTGATTGTTTCACAAGTTCTTGTTGCACAGCTAGACCGATCAGTTTACCTAATTGACTAGAAGAAGCTTCATCACCCTCTACTTCAGTTCCAGAAGCATCTACATTCACTACTATATTATTACTTCCACCTAAAGCACTATTAGGAGTAACCATGCCACTAACACCAGGGGTAAACATTTCTGGTCCTTTTTCACCGACAATATAAGAACGCCCTCCTTTTGCTGGTCCTCCTGCGTGTAAAAGTCCTCCAAATAAATTTCCTAATAAACCTCCTCCTTTTGTTAAACTTCCTCCAACATTTCCAAATAGACCCATATTTAACATTGCGTCTGCCATCTTGTTTAACACACTGCTAAGAGCACTATTTAAATTATGAGTGCCTGTAATTAAACCTTTTATTGCATTGCTCATTGAAGATGCAAATGTAAATTGTATTTCTTTAACTATTTTTTCTTGTTCTGTTAAGGCTTTATTAAGATCATCGTAAGCAATTTTTTTCTCAAGTAAAGTACGCAAATCTTCTTTATTAAAATTAGTAATTGAGTCACCAAGACTTAATTCAATTAATTTCAATTCAATATTTGCTCTTTCTTCAACTGTCTTTGCTTTCTGTAATTCTCTTTCTAACTTACTTTTTTCTATACTTTTTTCCATAGTATCAAGCATTTTATTTTCAGTCGCAATTCTTTTACCTAATCTTGCACCAGCGTCAAAATCTTCTTTTTCTTGTTTTTCCATTGCCTCCATTTGAGGTTTCAATACATTTTCAGCAAACTCTTTACCTAACTGTAAATTTTGTAATCTCTCATATTTACTATCAACTAACGCTGCTACTTGATCTTCTATTTCATCAGTAATTTCAATATTGCTTGCTTTTATTTTATTAAGTATGTCTTCTTTTTCATTTAATGATCTTATGCCGAGTTTTGTTATTTCATTTGTTTCATCATTTAAACGAACTTCTCTTTCTAATGGTAAAAGTATTTGATCTACAATACTTTGTTGTTTTTCTGATTCTTCCCGTATTTGTTTTCGTAGGTTTTTTTCTAATTGAAGCCCTTCTGCTTGACTTAAGTTTTCTGTTCGCCTTCTTCCCAGAACACCTTGTGTTCTTCTACCTCCTGCTTTAACTAATGCTTGTATTTCTGGATCAGTTGAATCTTTTATCTGTGCTCTCAAGTTTCGGGTTTGTATTCCTTTAATAAGATCATCTAATATTCCAGTTATATTTATTAATCCAGCTATTCCAGATTGTGCTCTTAGTGTAAATTTACCAAATTCATCCCCCAATAATTTTGTTTCTGCTCCAAACTCACTTAGACTGTCAGCCCCTTCTGTTCCTACAATATCTTGCACTCTTTTAAACTCTACTGCACTTTTATTCATTTCTTGCCCTAACTTAGATATAGAATCAATCATTTGATTGACAGAGGATACTAATGCTGTAGCAACAATTGATCCAGCAAAACCTCCTCCAGGACTTAAGGCTTCTCCAATACCACCACCTAAACCACCAGCTATAGCTGCTACTGGTCCACCACCAAACAATAAAGGAAAACCACCACCAATACCTGCACTTTGAACAATTCTATTTCTTCTTGATTTTTGTTGTTGTTTATTAAGTGCTTGTTCTTTTCTTAAACGTAAATCTCTTAACCTATTTCCTCTCATCAATAATTGATGCTCTCTTTGTTCTAAGGTCTGCATTCCTAATTGAGATCTTCTAATATTTTCAAGTGATCTTTGTGTATCTTTTAAAACCATATCTCTTTCTCGTTCTGCTTTTACAAATAAATTTGCAGCTTTTGTAAACGATGATGTTCCAATCGCTGCTCTATTAAGAATTTGAGAAGTTTTACTTACACTGGCATTAAGTCGATCAATAGAATTTTCAAATTTATTACCTGATGCTTTTCTTATTTGTACGTTTAAACCATCTACTTCTTTTGCAGTTCTATTTATATCTTTTCTAAATTTAGTTAATCTTTGAGCACCTTTAATGCCTACTTCTATATCAACATTATAATTAGCCACTTTCTATAGAAATCGAAAACATTTCTTATATCTTACCTCTTTCTACCTTTTAAAGCACTATTTCTTTGTGCTTGTTCTTGTTCTTTTTTATATTCTTCGCTTTCTAATTCAGAATAAGCAGCCCATCCTATCATCTCTTCTACAGTAAGAGTTTCACATAATTCAGCTACAGTTTTGCCTAATTCTTTTGCTAATGAATAAATAAATCTCCATTGGTTATTAGCTTTTTAAGTCGGCTTTAGCCTCTTTTACCTCCCTGTTTTGTCCTGCTTCAATCATTGCTAATTGAATTTCTTGAAGAACATTTGCTTCAACTTCTCTTCTTAATGATGCTTTATCACCATCTTGAAAAAGTTTGTTACCATCTTCATCTAATGCTTTTGCAATCATTAGTTGTAAAGCAAATTCATTTGTATCTTCAGAAGTGGACTTTCTTTGAATAACTTCTCTTTCTGCAATAGTTAATGGATGCCAATAGACAGTTAAAATAATTTGATCATCTTTAACAACATCGTGCTTGTATGTTTGACTAACCCCAAAGTTATTTTTGAGGAGTTCAATAGCTCTTACCATAAAAAAATATGTTTATATTAGTATACTACGCATTAGCAGTAAATTGGCAAGATATTATACCTACAAAGTGACTCCTATCTTCAATCTCTAACGTAGTTGGACCATTGATATCTCGAACTAATGGTGTAACTGAAAAAGGATCAGCATAACCAGGAGCATTAACTGAAGTCAAACCATCTATTACCGATTCACTTATAGCAGATAAAACAGAAGTACCTTTGCTCTGAGGAACATAAACATTACATTGAATTACTCCAGAATAAAAATCAGAAGCAACACCATGATTCTGTAATGTAGATTGTTCAAAATTTACACTTATAACAACATATTTTGTGGATTTACCAGGAGTTGCAAAAGTAACATTGTCATAAACAACTTTTACAGTAGCGTCTGCTGCTACTACTGCATCTGTTACTGCTTTTTCAAATGCTGCTCTTGCTTTTACTAAAGTCATAATTAAAACTGTGTGTAACCAATACCAGAAGATACAGATCCAAAACCACCTGTAATACCACCTTGAACAAATAATTTACCTTTTGGTAATCCTTTATCTGTCATGGTTTCTCTAATCATTTTACCTAAAGAACCTTGAATAAACTGCTGAACTTTACCTCCTTCTAGAGCATAAACAGCATATTTAGCTTTATTTCCTATGTAAACAGGTCTTTTGTAATTAAAAGCTCTTTTAACAGGAAAACGTGGTTTTATTACAGGATTATTTGGGCGACTAGCTGCACCTGCACCACTAAAAAATGCTGTTGAAACTTGTCTTTTAATACCAGCCCAAGGCTGAAATTTTTCAATACGATCTGTTGGTCTTACTGGACTACTTTGTGCTTTCCAACTAGATGCAAAAAATCCTGTGTAAACTGGACTACGTTTTTTAGTTGATAACTGTGCATGAACTTTCTTTATTAAAATATTAAAATCTTTAGATATTTGTCTATCTAAATCTTTTGGTAAATTCCTTATATCACGAGTTGTCATTAGAAAACAATATCTATACGAAAAGCATACTCTTGATTTCCTTTAAATGTTTTTATATCAGTAATTTTTGCTATTCTTGTCGAACCAGAAAACTGTAATGTTATTTCATCTTGAAGTAATGGTTGACTATCTCCTATTAAATCAGGAGTAACGTACACTCTTGCTACATTCTCTTGAAACGACTCTTCTTCTGAAGACTGAACAAATTCTACTGGCACTTTTATAGAATACGAAACATCAGTAGTTGATAATGCTCCAGTAGAAGTGTTGTAAACAGGAGAAGTTTTTCTTGTATAAACAATAGATGTATCAAGAGATTCACCTAAATCAGCAACGATTTTTTTTGCTACATCTTTTAATAATTTATCTAATTGACCTGCCATTATCCTCTAACGACTCTCATTTGAAAAGAACCAGCTCCACCTAATATGTAAGAACCCATATAACTTTGCAACCAGGGATAAACATCAAAAATATTATTTATACTTCCAGTTCCTTGACTTGATAAATTGTATTTAACTTGAATATCACCTAATTTTACTTCAGAAAAATTACCATCTTTACCTGTAGTGCCAGTTATAGCACCAGTATCATTTGCTAAAGCTCTTGCTAGTTCATACTGTGCATATTTAATATTATTAGGAATTAAAGTACATGATAATTCAACTCCATCTACTTGATAATTATTTCTAGGAAACTTAAGTGCCTGACCATCATCACATCTGTCTCCAAGAAATACAAAACTATCAATCCATCTAGTAGCAGATATTAAAGATCTATTTTTTTGATCGTCTGTTTTGTTTGTCCAAGTACTTGAATCTGGAACGGTTTCAAAATATGCGTTTGCTTCAGCTAATGTGACATAGCTATTAGCATTTGCTCCCTTTATTGTTGCGTCTATAGTAGCTGCCACGATTGTTTAGTAATTTATCTGTATTGTAGCGTAAAGAAAAAACCCCACCAATAATTGATGAGGTTTGATGACCACATTTTAATTCTACTTATTAAATAGTAGAAGTATCAAGTGGAGTATTAACAATGATTTCAACCACAGGAATTAGGTCTGCATCGTATGTGATTCCCCAGTTATTAGAGTTACCTAACTGTGCGTTAGTTGGGTTGTCAGTAGCAGATGTCCACTTAGTTCCCATAATGTGATAAGCACTGTGGTAGTCAACAGACATAACATCTTGCTTAGATAAGATGTTTCTATCTGACTCAATGCTTAAAGGAGATTGCTCACCTTCAAGAATTGTTCCTGACTTGATTAGGAAACAACGGAACTCTTTTTGATGACCAGAAGAACCTGGAGCAACTGTATTAACCTGAGAGTCAATAACAACATTCATTCCAGCAAACTGACCGATACTTCTATCTGTGATACCAACACCACCGCCACCCCATTGGATGCCAGTTCCAGTTGATAATGCAGAAGTAGAGAAAG